ATGTTGAATTCGTGGTCTACTGTGATGAATGAAAATAAAAATACTTCAGATTTTTTTAACCCATTAGTACCTCAAATGGGTCGAGACCCAAACTTAAATAATAATGGGGCATCTAAAGCAGACTACCAAAAATATGGATGGTTATTTGGAGCTAAATAACTATTTATATTACTGAGGTAAAGAGTAAATTTAGATTATGGCAGAACAAAATATGACGGTTTGGCAAAGACTGTCACAAACATTTGGACCTAACTCATTATTAAAACAAGATTATCCAACATTCAAGTTTGATAAAAAGGAACTCCTGCGCACAAAGAGTAGAGAGGAGTATGAGAAAGAAAAACTTCAAGCTCAACAAACATATTATCTTACTAATCAATGGGCTAAGGTTGAGAACAATCTTTATTCTCAAGCAATTTATTATGAACCAACAAGACTATCCGCACAATACGACTATGAATCGATGGAATATACTCCTGAGATTTCTGCAGCATTAGACATTTACGCTGAAGAGTCAACTACAACAAATGAAGACGGGTTCATATTACAAATTTATTCAGAGTCTAAAAGAATAAAGGGAGTACTTGCAGATTTATTTAACAATGCTTTAGATATTAACACAAACTTACCAATGTGGACACGTAACACGTGTAAGTATGGTGACAACTTTGTCTATTTGAAGTTAGACCCTGAAAAGGGAATTGTAGGATGTCAACAATTACCGACAATAGAAATTGAAAGACATGAGGTTGGTGCGAGTGGCAAGATTTCTGTTGATGTAAAAAATGAGGTGGATAAAGACCAAAAAGGATTACACTTCACTTGGAAAAATAAAAATATGGAATTCCAATCTTGGGAAATTGCTCACTTCAGATTATTGGGAGATGACAGAAAACTTCCTTATGGTACTTCTATGTTGGAAAAGGCAAGAAGAATTTGGAAACAACTATTACTATCAGAAGACGCGATGTTGATTTATCGTACATCAAGAGCTCCTGAGAGAAGAATGTTTAAAGTATTCGTTGGAAACATGAATGATGACGATGTTGAGGCGTATGTGCAACGTGTCGCCAACAAGTTCAAAAGAGAACAAATTGTTGATAGTAAAACAGGTAACGTCGATATGAGATTCAATCAAATGGCGGTTGACCAAGATTATTTTATTCCTGTTCGTGATCCGGCTGCTCCCGACCCAATTACCACATTACCGGGGGCAACTAACTTATCTGAAATTGCCGATATTGAATATATTCAAAAGAAATTGTTAACCGCTCTCCGAGTTCCAAAAGCATTCTTAGGTTTCGAAGAAGTTGTTGGTGATGGTAAAAATCTAGCATTACAAGATATTAGATTTGCTCGTACCATTAACAGAATTCAAAAGAGTATGGTTGCAGAACTTAATAAGATTGCAATTGTACATTTATTTTTATTAGGTTTTGAAGACGAATTAGGGAATTTTACAATTGGATTAACAAATCCTTCTACACAAGCAGATTTATTGAAAATTGATGTTTGGAAAGAAAAAGTATTATTGTATAAAGATTTGGTTTCCGACCCAGGAAATGGAATTCAGGCTACTTCATCCACATGGGCGAAGAAACACATATTTGGATGGTCAGATGATGAAGTTCGTTTAGACTTACAACAACAAAGAATTGAGAGAGCGGTAGGTGAAGAGTTAAAGGCAACTCCAACAGTTATTACAAAAACAGGACTGTTTGATAATATAGATAAACTTTACGGAAGTGCCACAGGGGCAACACCAACCGCAGGGGCTGCCACTACAATGGATGGAGGAGAAGAATTAGGACCTCCACCATCATTCGGTGGAGGTAGTGAGATTCCTGGCGGAGAGACAGAAATACCACCGGCGGGAGGTGGAGAAGAAACTCCTCCCGCAGCAGAAGTTACTCCTGAATCAAGGAAAAAAGACATGAACATTTTAGTGGAAAATAATTTAATTGAAGGGTCACAAATAATAAATTTGAGTCAAGCACAAGATTCTTTGGGAGAAATTTCAAAACACTTAGATAAGTTATTAAATTCATAATATTTATTGTAAAAAACACAATGACCTTCGGAACAGTAAAATCCCTAATTGAAAAAAATCTCTTGGAATCATACAAAAGTGAAACTGAATTCAAGAAGAGTTTACGAGAATTCAAACACAACGTTTTGAACAATAAAGGTATGTCTAAAGCATACGCTATATATGACCAACTGAGTTCACCTCAAGGATTAAGTGAACAGGATGCGAAGGATTTTATAGAGGAGGGGATTTCTCTGTTAAATAAGATTTTACCAAGTATTAAACTTCCGATTAGTCTTTCCGAAAAAACTGAAAACAATTATACTGAAATTGATACGTTAGTTTATAGTCAAGGTGTTAATTTACTTGAAAGATTAAATGCAAAGAAAAGTATTCTAAAGGTAATTTCATCAACCAAAGAAACAATTAAAGAAAATATTAATATTCCGATTAGTTCTATGGTTTCCATAGCAAACCAAACAGTTAATAACTACATACTTAGTTTAGATGAAAATTCTAAAAAAGAATTTTTTCAAATTGTTTCTGAAGATGTCAAAACTTTGGAAACAAAATTCGAAACAATTAAGGAAAGCGCAATATCTAAATTGACTGCGCTCCAAAATAGTGAAGATTCACAGGATATTAAAACAAAAATTTCAGAAACAATCGACAAAGTTAAGTCTGAAAAATTTGACCAATTAAATTTCTTAAAATTAAAAAATTTAGAAGAATCAATTTGATTGGTCTTTAAGACTTTGAATATGTTTCGCCTTCAGAATCTGTGCCCTTCTAAGTACAGATTTTTTTGTATACTGCCTTTTTTCAAACAAAATTTGATTTTGTTTTGTTTTGATTACTTTTGACTTTAGGGTTTTGAGAGCCCTCTCAATGTTATTACCCTGATTAATTTTTATTATTATCATATATTAAAATATCTCCAAATATAAAAAAATTTTGACATTTATGTATATTATGTATATTATTTCATTAATAAACGTACATAATATCATTATTAATGAAAAAAGGAAAAAGTGTTAAACTTAACCTGTTCAACCCCATCAAGTCCCAATATGGGACAGTAGATTCCAAAAACTTAAAATCGGTTTATATAAATATTCAATCGTGGGTTACACCAAAAGAAGAATTGGATAATTGGAATCGAGTTGTTTCAGGTTTAGGAAGAGAAATAAAAAATTCAGTTTTCGAATCAATCGATTCAAAAATTTTTCAAGAAAAAAATATTGTCGATTTGGACCTTCGGACAAGTGGAATATCGAAAGGGAAAAAATCATTTTTTAATTTGGAAATCAACCTATATACCCTACGAGAAATGGATTTTAAGTGTGATGAAATTAAAGAATCCATAAAAAATATTGTCAAATCAATCTATAAAAATAACGTGGTTCAGAATAAATACTTTGAATTTTCAATTTCTAAAAAAGACGAAATTTAACAAACTATCTGAATCCGTATATTTATCTTAAAAGATTAGATGAAAAATTTAAGAATTTTAGAAGCAAGTGAGCTTGGCCACGGTATATTGATTGAAATGGACGCGGGTTGGGTTTCTCCAAAAGATGTTCAGAATATTGATATTCTAAAAGAAGCGTCAAATTTAGATTATAGAAATCCATTTGAATTTTATGCGGTTCTTCAAAAATATGATACTCCAAATAGAAATGGTAGAACATATCCTGAAAGTATTTTGAAAAGAGAGGCCGATAGATATAAACAATCTATTTCTAAGGGTTTGTCAACATCAGAATTAAATCACCCTGAATCATCATTAATAGACTTGGACAGAGTATCTCACATAATTACAGACATATGGTGGGATAAAAATATACTCATGGGAAAACTCAAATTATTAACATCTCCAGGGTTTCACGAAAGAGGAATAGTTTCAACAAAGGGAGACCAAGCGGCTAACCTAATGAGACAAGGAGTAACTTTAGGTATTTCTTCAAGAGGTGTTGGGTCATTAAAAAAAGTTGGGGAAAGAAATGAAGTACAAGATGACTTTGAATTAATATGTTTTGACTTGGTATCATCACCTTCAACTCCTGGAGCTTATTTGTTTTCAAATCCCGATGAACGAAGTAAGTATGAAGAAAATTTAGAGGAGGAAAGAAAATCCAAACAAAATAATGAGTATGCTGAAAAGTCGGTTGACTTAATGAAAAAATTAGACGATTTTTTAAGAAAATAAAATTATGGAAGAAAAATATTTTGTAGCAAAAATTCAGTACGATTTTCCTGATGAAAACACAGGTAAGATTAAAAAAGTTCGAGAAGAGAAACTTGTAAAAGGTTATTCTGTTACAGACGTTGAGGCAAAAGTAACCAAAAAGTATGAGGGTTTTACTCATGATTGGAGAATTACTGCGGTGTCTGAAAGTAAAATCGATGAGGTGATTGAGTAATCGACATTATTAAACTGAAACAAATGAAGTGGTCAATAGACCACTTTTTTTATTTTGGGGGTATTGTGAAATAACTTTTTTTCATTTTGGTACTATTTATATGATAAATTAAACAATTTTTTTCTATGCAAGAAAATAAAAACTTAGTACAGGAGGCGTTGATTCAAATGAGAAATGTTGAAGAAGCAATCGCCCAAAACGCAAAAGGAATACTTGCTTCTACTATGAAGGAAGAAATCAATCAGTTAGTAAAAGAATCTCTATCAGAACAAGACATGGAAGATGAGGTTGAATTAGATACAGACATCGATATGGATGTACCTGTTGATAATGAAGATGATATGGAAATGGATATGGATTTTGACATGGACATGGATATGGATTCAGAAGAAAGTCCAATAGATTTAACTGACGCATCTGACGAAGAAATTCTGAAAGTGTTCAAGGCTATGGGTGAAGAAGATGGAATTATCGTTAAGAAAGACGGTGAGGACATTCACTTGAGCGATACTGACACAGATTCCGAATACTTAGTTAAGCTTGGTGAGTCTGAAGAAGACGAAGAAGAATTAGACGAAGTAATGCACATGGATGAAATGGATGACATGGATCTGGATACAGAAGATGTTATTAATGCAATTTTCTCTAAAGATGGAGATGTTGAAGACATCGACATGGAGGATGAAGAAGTTATGTACGAAATCGAATTTAATGAAGAAGATGACGACATGATGGAAGAAGAAGATGATGACATGATGGAAGAAGAAGATGATGACATGATGGA